TACCGATTAAAAACGATATAAAGCAAAGTAAAATAGTTAGTCCGATGTTTTTCATTTTATAATTTTATTTTATCGCAAGCCTTTGACATGAGTGTTAGCGGGTGTCCGTTTCTATCACTTTCTTTATTTTCGCAAAATGCTGTTTTTCTCTTAGACCATTCGCCATTCATTTTAGGTAGTTTTCTATATTCCATAAATTTACAATGCTTACATTTTGCTTCGTATGTTATTATTACTGTACCCATTATTTTTATTTATAAATTAAAATACGCAGCGCATATTCCTATAATTCCCATTACAAACATAGTCCATATAAAAAAATTATTACTTACTCCGTTTGGCTTTTCAAATCTGCGTTCTGCTAATTCAAAATTCTTTTCCATTATTTCTTTTTTCATTTCTTTTTTGTTTAAGTTTTTCGTTTAGTCTTTCCTTTTGCTCACGTTCTTTTTTAGCGTGTTTATCTTTGATTATAGCCACTATTCTAGCTCTTTCTAAATCTACACTATCCATTATTTAAAATCTCCAATACTATAACCTAAATCTAATTCATTAGTTTTTTCATCACTACAAAAAGTAACTACCATGGTTAGGTCACCATTAAAATAATCATGATTTATTTCTAAAACTGCATTGTATTTAGATAATAAGTCTAGTAATTCTTGTTTAAATTGTTTTTCCATTTAGCAAAGATAATAAAAAAGCCCTACAAATAATGCAAGGCTAATTTACTTTTTATTTCGATGTGAAAATTCAAAGCTATTTTTTATAATATAAAGTGGCTTCAGCTATTCTCCTATTGGTTAATCCTTTTAAAGGTTTGCCCGCTGCTTTATTCCACTTTAAAAACTCATTGCTAATAGTTGGGTCGTTTGGGTTTACATTTACTTTTTTTAGTAAAGTAGAACTCTTTAAATTACCAACTCCACAATTGTAAGCGAAGGAAACTAAAGCATCAAATTGATTTTGATTTATAGTATCAACACAAAAAGCATCAACCGCTAGTTCGTATTGTTTTAGCGTGTCTTCTAGTAACACTAATGCTTTTTCTTCAGTTATTGGTGTGTCTTTTAGAGTTACTTTTACTCCGTTATTATAGCGAGTAGAACCATAACCAATAGTTGGAACTCCTGCGCTACATAAATAAGGCTTTAATTTTAACCCCTCAAAGGATTTAATTAAGCCAATTCCTTGTTTACTTGTTTTAGTTATTTTCATTGCGTTCTACTTTTATTTGTGTAACATAGCCACCAACTGCAATCATTATAGAAACAAATACTTTTGGCCACTCTGTTTGCCAATTAAATGTGCTAAAATCAATTGTAGATAATGCAGTTCCAACCGCTACTAACAATCCTGCAAGTGTGCTTAATTCACTTTTATATTTTGATATAAATTTTTTCATGTTATTTTTTAAAAAATGCGTTATAAATTGCTAGTGCTATTCCTGCTAATGCACCCATAGCACCCATTGCCCACATAGTTAATGCTAAACTGCCACTTAGTTTAAATCTTGTTTCATCCAATAGCTTCATAAATGCTTCAATCTTTTGGATGCGTGCGAGTATTGTGTTTTGTGGTTCAAAATCATTTTTAAATAAAGCTATACTTAACTGCTCAATTTGCTTAGTCAATATCTGTACTGTTTCATCTCGCCTTTGTGCTAACATTTCAGCGTGTTCAATTGACTTTCTAAGGCTGTTAATGTCGTTTGTTAGCTTAACAAATATTAGTTCTTCTTCCTGCCCCATTCGTTAGTTTCGTTAAATAGTACAAAATAAGCATAAAGCAAAGCTAAAACAGTACTCCCATTGCGTAAAATAGTAACAATAGGTAAATAGTTTTTACTGAAAATAATTAAGTTAGCAATATTGAAAATCGAGTCCCAGATTAAAGCAAAAAATATAGCCTTAACAAGTTGGTTTTTTATTTCAACACACGCCACAAAGGAAATCAAAGCAATAAAACAATAGTAGTTCAACCATTGCAAAAACCACCAAAGCATTCCATCGACTTTAAAATCATTTTGAAATAAAGTGAAGTTATACGCAATTTCATTCGGTGGAACACAAAAAAATAAGTACATAGCCACTAATGCAGCTATGAACTTATTCCGACTATAAGTTTTAGGAAACGAAAACAACAATGCCATTTGAAATAGTTATTGTTTTGCCACTTTGCAAAGCATACTCCCCATCTTCAGGAACTGCAAAGCCCTCATTTTCTACATACCCATATACCTCAATTTCAACCTCAGTATATTGGTTTAATTCTACATCCCAATCAGTATATAAATACTCCTCACTATCAAAAATCTTGTGAGGTTTTGGCTTCGGTTTTGGTTTTGGCTTCGGTGGTACTACTGGTCCTAGTGTAATCATATTTTTAAGAGTTTATGTTTCTTGTTTTAAGCATTTTTGAGTTTAAATCATTATTACCACTTAGCCAAAAAGCAGTTCTATTTGTTAGGTAGTAAGCAGTTGTAACATTGGTATCGTATAAAAAAACGTTGTCAGTTCCGTAGTAATAATTTCTATCCATTGTCCAACCTTGCATACTTGTTGCTGGCTTTTGTGTAGCTGTAGTACTTAGTAATTGAACTCCATAAGTAAAACCTATAAACGTATTATCGGTTATCACATTTAATAAAGAGTTTATGCCTAATGGACTATCAGTTTCAATAGGATTATCAACATCAAAGGCTGCTCTAGTTGAATAATTTGCAACACATGAATTAAATGTAGCAGTAACTTTACTTGCGCCTTTAATATAAAATGGTCTAGGTGCAATAACATAATTACCTCCTAAGTAACTATCGCCTACATTTGTTGATGTTGTTTTAATTACAAAACCAATTGCCAATGAACTTATAGTAGTTGGAATAGTTACATTATTGTTTACAGCATAAACGCTATTTGTACCACGTCCAAAAAGTATTCCATGTGGGTCAAAAGTTGCGCCTACTGTAATTGTGTTGCTTCTTAAATCAACTATTTGACCTAATTGAACTGGAACGCTAGTATCAGCTGCAAACGAAAGAACAGTACCTCCGTAATTTTGAGTAATAGTATTGCCATATAAACAAGATTTTACTCTTGTTAAATCTCCAGTAGTATAAGTTGCAAAACCATTGCTTACAAATGTATTATTATTTAAAAGTATGGTGGCTGTAGTTGGTAAACCTGCTGTACCTATCCATTGATAGCCTGCGCTTTTTGTGCTACTTAACGTACATCCATCACATTCAAAAAATATATCGCTTGTATTAGCTACTGTAATTGCAACTGGTCTAATTAGCGATGGAATTGCTACGCCTGCATTTTGAAAATCAAAGCTACAATCCTTTAACTTAATCCATTTTGTTACATTTACCGAAGGACTATCACACTCGCAATAAATTAATTCCTTAGTTTGGTTATGGCTAAAATTTATATTCTGAAACTGTACTTTGCTAGTATCTCTTAATCTAATAAGAAAAGTAGGCAATACGCCTGTATGTGTTACAGTTATTGGCGAACCTGCTCTACCTCTTATTAAAATACTTTTTGCCGAATTGTTAAGTAACAAATAGCCACTAGCTTCATTTTTTAAATCAAGTGGCGAAATTAATTCCACAATACCACCATCACTACTTGCCGATTCAGCACTAGTAATAGTTAGTTTAGGCAATAATGGATTTAAACCAGTATTGCTATTACTAGCAGCACCCGTACTATTTGAACCATCTACATAACGAACAGTACCAGTATATAAAGGTTTGCCCTCAACTCTTGGTGTAGTTTCAGCTACTCTTTGTACTGTAGGCACAAAAACACCACCACGAAAACCTCCAACCCTGGCATTAGTTGTACTTATTCCTAACATACTATTGTTGATTATAAGCTATTGCAGTTCCACTAGCTAAAGTAATTGCAGTAATATAAGTTCCTGCTGCTGCTGGAATATACATGCCTGCGCTAACTGTTGCACTTGTAAAGTCTTTTGTTGCTAATACGTTTACTCCGTTCATTTCTAAAACACTAATTACTGCATCGGTATTTATTACAATGCCGCAATAGCTTTTATTTGTTTTTGCTGACGCTGCTTTTATGAATTCGCAACCACCTGAACCTATTATTTTTCCTAAATCTGTCATGTTATTTATTTTTTATTTTGTTGGTATTTGGCATCTATTTCTATCTTGCATTAAATCAAATGCTAAGTTCATTTCCCACCCATTAACCTTGTCGGGCAATGCTTCTCGTAGTGGTGTTATTTGTGTATTAAATTGCAACTGAAAGTAATCTTGATAAGTTGAATTACACAAAGCTGCATAAATATCTTGACTAATACTTAAACAATCACTTAACGTATCACGTTCATTAGTTTGGTTATCCTTTTGGATGTCCATTACTTTTACATTCATATTAATTGTTAACGTGTTACTATCAATTGAACTATCAATTACATCGCACCAAACTAGTGGATATTGTTCTTGTTCACTAGCTGAAATATCAGTAACCTCACCAAAATTAAATCCTTTACTTGTGCGTGGCTTGTTGATATTGTTTGGAGTAAGTCGATTATCTGATTTAGTGTGTAGAACTGCATTTTCTTTTATGAATTTTTGTAATTTTTCTTCGTTCTTAATTTTTGTTTTCATTTAGCAAAAAGTACAAGGTTGTGTTAATTCTCTCGGTTCTATTTTAATTCCTCTAAAGTTGTATTGACCCATACAACACCCATCATTACCTAAAACAAAACCAC